TACCAGTGGTTCCTTGGGTACCAGTCTCACCCTGTACGCCCTTTGCAGCAATTAATGTCCAGAATCCAGGTGAAGGAGTATCTCCGACATTTCCACCATTAGCACCTACACGGTACCAAGTCTGTCCTTCGTAAGTTGCTACATCTCCAACTGCGTATGAGGCACCACCATTGTAAGGGCCAGTAAAGTTCCAAAGTGCATCTGTACCATCAATACCTTGAATACCAGTTTCACCTTGCGCACCGGTTGTACCTTGCGCACCGGTTGTACCTTGTGAGCCTGTAGTTCCTTGAGAGCCTGTAGTTCCTTGTGAGCCTGTAGTTCCTTGTGTACCAGTCTCACCTTGAGTACCAGTTGCACCTTGGGAGCCTGTAGTACCTTGAGAACCGGTTGTGCCTTGAGTACCTGTTGTTCCCTGAACACCTTGGTTAGAGGTAATCCAAGCAGTGCCATTCCATGTCTTTAGGACATGGTCAGTTGTGTCATAGTAAATCTGACCTTCAACTGGGCTCGCTGGAGCTGAAGACGTTGGAAGGTTTTGGATACGGGCATTCTGTAATTCCAGTTTGCCTAAATCAATTGGGGTTAAAAATTTACGTGCCATTATTTTTTATCTCCTTAAGATAAGTAGGCAGAACCTGAAATTGGTGAGTTAAACGATAATATTAAGGAGGCCGTATTAGTGAACGCTATTTCACCTTCAACTATGTTACCAGCAGAATCTTGCACTGTAACGTTAGGGTGAAAATTTAAATTGTGGGTTATATTCCACGTTGTATTCGCTACTCCTTGAGTATGGATATACGACACTCTTGCAGCAGTAAAGTAGAGATTGGTAACACCTTCAGTTAAATCATCTGTGCTATCAAGAGATACGCCTGAAATTGCGTCTTGAAGCTGTTGAAGCGTGATTCCTCCACCGCCACTAGGCCCTTGCAGACCTTGAGTACCCTGTGTTCCAACACCTGAAGGTCCTTGTGCGCCCTGTGTACCGGCACCTGTGGCACCCTGACGGCCTTGCACACCTTGAGCACCGCGAGCACCGCCTTGCCCTGCACGGACAATGATGGCGTCTGTACTACATGAGCACGAAGTCGTGCATGAGCATGTCATCTTGTTGTTACCTCTCGTGTAGTAATTACAACACCACGCATATAAGTCTGTTGATAGCTTGGGTCGCCTTCAACTGTAGCTTGGATATCCCAAAATGTTCTTTCTGGCATTACAGCAGTCTGCTCTGGAGTTAAAGTTAATTTAACTTTGTCTGAAGCAATAATCTCTATACCAAATGTTGCAACTACTTCTGGACGCCCTGGTTGCATTCTAATCTGTGAAGTAAAAATATAATCGCTAATGTCAAAAGGAAAATCTAGTTCTACTTCGTAAGAGTCACCCTCATACAAGAGCAAATCAAGTGTAGGAACATCTGAAGGAGAAATTGCACTTCCGTAACTTGGCATAGAAAGAACGGCGCGTTGAGGCATAGAGCGGTCTTCAACCTCTTGTGGGATAAAGACTGGTACATAACGATTTGTTGTTTTTGAAGTACGGCGCAATGTAAATACGTCAATCTTGTATAGGCCAATACCAAGCTGTGAACACATTTCTTTGTATTGGTCTTTACGAATTTGAATCATCTGCATAAGCTGGCGATAACGCTCAGAGCGAGGAATGTTAACTCCATCTGGCGCTTGAATATCAATATCAAAAGAAGCATCTGTAGCTAGAGTGTAGAGAGCCAGTGTAGATGCGTACACGACTACTGGGTATTCTTCAATTCCCGGAAGAGTGCGTAACACATAACCGCGACCATAAGAGTCAGCGTGGTTAGCAATGTGTTGACCAAAAGCTGTATCTATAAATTCACAGATTTCAATGTTGGTAAAATAACGGTAGTAAGTTCCTACCACAATAAGCGTGTCTCCAACGGCAGGAGTAACATCACATGTCAAATACCCTGTTGTTTCCTCTACTTCAACCGCAGCCGAGATGTCAATTCCATTTTTAGTTACAAGAAGGTTTGCTCCATCTAAGGGAGAGTTAGGAATCAAAAAACGGTTAGTGGTGCCATCAGCAACAAACTGATAGACAAAAGACTTACCCAAATCCCCGAGTTCGGACCTTAAACGGTCTGCTAGGGTTGAAAGCGTAGCCACTAAACCTCCAAAAATCTTTTAAGGCAATCATCTCGTGTAATTGCCAAAAATTCAGTGCAAAATAAAAAGGGTCCAACTCCCAACTGGGAGGAGGGCGGGAACCAGTTGGGAGTCGGACTACTGCTGACGTACTAACTGTTTAGTTAGGGCGCCAAATATATCCAAGTTGTTCTAGATAGTCGCCAAGACCACGAGGAACACGGTACTTAACTCCAGCTTTAAAGCTGTAGTGGTTTCCTACTCCGTACGTCATCTCTTCAATGTCAGTAATGGTACGGATAATGACTGTGTCATTAGCTGTAGTTACTCCGACATTTTCAATCTCATCTAAAACAAGTGGTGCATCTGGCTTTTTAGGGTCAAAAACATCCCTATCCAGACTTTCTGCCTCAACCTGTGCCGCAATTGAAATTTCATCTTTACGGTCTTGAATTAGTTTTGCGTTCTTCTTTGCTGCTTTTTCTGCTGCTAGACCTGTTGCATCCAGCGGTGATGTTGGTGTATTTGCCACGGTGTATTTCTCCTAAAATAGTTTTTTAAAGTGTGATGGTTGGGGGCCCAGGAAGGAGTAGGGCCCCCAATCACCTGTGTCTTAGTTTGTGTAAACCTTGACGATAGCCTGGTCGGTGATAACACCGAGACCCCAGATTGCGTACCATGCAAGAGCGTGCTCACGACCGAAGTCAAGAACGCCACCGTCACGTAGTTCAACTGGGAGAGAGATTGCGTGACCAAATGCGTTGTCACCAATCATGATTGACTCATAAACTTCAGCAGCATTACCTGTTGCGTTTGTGAAGTAACCTGTTGCTTCTGTTGGGTTTTCTGGGTTTCCGCCTTGACCACGACCTGTGTTAGGAAGTACTGGCACAGTAGTCTGGTCTGCTGGAGCGCCAACCAAGTCAGAAGTTGTGTAACCTGCGTTGATAGCAAGTTTCTTAACCTGTGTTGTTTCAATGAATACTACGTCGTATAGACGACCGATTTCACCGAGCATGAAGTTACCTGGAGCAGCGTACTTTGTGACTTCAATGAACTCTGGGTTAGAGCGAAGGTCACGAGACTGCTTTGGGTGTACGAACTGTACGTATGTCTCACCTAAGCGAGGGATGTTCTTACCAGCAAGGGTAAGAGCTGCATCCTTGATTGCACCTGTGGTTAGCTTGTAAGCACCATCAAGTTCTGAGATTGCTGTAGCAGCTGTTCCTTCATCGTAGTTAGTGAAAGCGCCACCTGTGATGCCTGAGCGGTCATAACCAAATACTGCAGAAGTTGCTGCAGAAAGTGTGTTACGTGCCTGTACATCTAGGTACTGTGCCATGTGACGACCAAGAAGACGTGAAGCTGAAGCCATTACGTCATCAAATGATGCATTCAAAAGAAGTTCAGAAACTGCTACTGCGTAGCCGTGTTCTGCAACTGTGATTGCAATCTGCTCTGCTGTGAGAGCGTTAGTTGTCATACGCACACCTTCAGTAAGAGGTGATGGGTCTACTGCAAAGTTCTTGTAACGAAGGAAGTTCACACGAAGACCAGGAGCTACTCCTAGTTCAGTCTTCTTAACAGCGAACTGTTCAAAACGAAGAATTGGCATTGCTTGGAACAAGATTTCCTTGCTCCAGATTGTCTGAATTGCTTGGTTCAAAGAGCTGTTGCTGCCTGAATAAGCTGTTGGTGCACCCGCTAGTTGGGATGAACCTGTGATTGCTGAACCTGCCATGTTGGGTCAAGTCCTTTCTGTAGTTAGTTGGAGGGGATTAACCGAACAGTCCCTGACCACGGTTGTTTGCAGCGGCGCCAAGATACTTCTGGCGGTTCTTAATATAATCATCCATAGAGATTCCCTTGGAAGGGTCAATTGTTAACGGGTTGTGTTCCGAGTCATTATCCAGGGGTCCTGATGCAGGCGCCGTAATACGGGTGCCTGCCATAGATTGTTTTGCATTGGCTGTTGCTTGCTGAACGTCTTGCATAATACCTGCAGACTTTGCCTTCAACGTTTCAATACTGTTTTCAATCTCGTCTTGCGATGAGCCGTTTACTAGGTCAATGAGTTGAGGGACAATACTGTCACGCTCTTCTTCAATGCGCTGCGCCCGGTAATTCATCAATTCTTGGAACTTACGTTCTGTGTCAAGGAGTGCAAATGCACGTTCTCTCTCAAGACGTTCAGCCTCTATGCGAGACTCAAATTCTTGCTCCTTCTTAGAAAGGAGTTCCTTGAAACTAAGTTCCGATTCTTCTTCTTGCTTCTTCTTTGCAGCACG